ATATTTATATTTTTTATTAAATTAGTCATTTATAAGTATTTATTATAAATAACTAAGGTTGAAAACGAATACTTTATTCTTTATTCTTTACTCTTTACTATTAGTAAGTGTGCCTTTAATTTGCTCAATTTTCTGTAAAAACGGGTCTTTATTGTTATCTGGTTTATATTCAAATACATCACGTCCAGCAGCCATATTAACTGCTTTTTTACCAATAATAGTAAACCAATATAGATTTAAAAATCCTAAAATCCAGAAGACCATTATAATTATTTTATCTAACATCCAATTGGCCGTTTTGGGCAAATTAATGTATATATCTGGACTGAATAAAATATTTTTGTTATACAAATATAGTCTTGTATAAGTGAATAATATAAAGAACAATATGTCATTTCCTGTATATATTTTTTTCAACAATTTAGCCCAATCTGTTTTCAAATCAGTTGATGGTTGTTTTAAATAGGTCTTAATCAACATTTTAATGCTTAAAAATATAGAACTAGATTCAATTAGAATTGCCGTAAATATGGGTTCTATAATAGAAAATGGTATTGATGGAATACATAATGAAAATAATGTTAAAAAAATGCTACATATGTGATGAATCCAAAAATCAATACGACTTTCTGAATATAAATCATAAACTAAATAAATTATAAAGAAATACCAAATATAATTAAACCATTGTATGTTGTTAGTTTGTTTATATTTATAAAGCCCAAAACAACAAAATAATGACATTAATAAGGAAATAGTATCTTGTATGTATGGTTTAAAATCCATTTTATTAATTTATAACCTACCAATATTTTTTATAGTAAATTTATACTTATTATTTTTATTTTTCCTCTTTTCCTCTTTTCCTTTTTCATTTATTCTTTTTCCTTTTTCATTTATTCTTTTTCCTTTTTTTATTATCTCCCCGTCCATACCTTAATCATTGTTCCATGAATAATTTTATTATTAAAATCATTGATATATTGGTCAAAATTATAGTTGAATGATAAATGATGTGTTCTAATATCACCATAAAATGACGGAAATGCTTTTATACCTTTATATTCATTGTTAAATAATAGTCCTAAAATTCGCTCAAAACCGCATCTATCTTTGCGACAAGTGATTGCGTTTACTAAATTACTAATTCTGTATTTGCGCTCTAAATTTGACAAAAATGAATGATTAATATAACATTGACCGCCAAAACACAAATTAAATTTATCATCACTCATGCCTAATATATTAATTTCACTGCCAGCCAATCTCTGACGAATAAATGACGTGTTTTTTAAATATGCGGAAATACGAAGCAAATTGCTTAAATATTCCTTGTCATAAGGATGATGCCAAAAAGGTAATACAGGCATTTTGATTTGTTCAAATGGGATGCGTTTATGAATAAATGTGCTGTCATGAATAATCACGGCATTGTTGAACCATTTGTGCCGTAAAAAATATACAAATGGCAGCAATTCGCCTCTACCAGGATATTCTGATTGTACAATTTCAACATTTTTATAATCAAAATCGGCTTTAACAAAAGCATAATTGCTATTATCATCAATAATAACTATTTTTTTAAAAGGATAATTTGTTCTAATTAGCTTAATATTCTGATTCCAATATTTGTTAGTTTGTTCTGAATTAACATGCCTAGTTATTATAAATCCAAAACTCATTTTATTGTATTATATTATATATTATATTATATATTGTTAATACAATAAAATTATGTTTTTTTACACATTCTACACATTCTAATTTACATATGACGGCAATTCATCAATATTAATGATTTGCTCGTTATTCTTACCATTACTATTATTACCATTACTACTATTACCAATGCTATTCTTAGATATTACAAATTTGTTGAATTCTGGTCGCTCCAATTGTGCTACAGGTGTGTGATTATGGACACATCGAGCAATCATTTTATATAATTTGAAATCAGGATATCTTTCAGAGCCATTGTTTTTATATAGAACATTAATGCCATTATCATCAATACACCATTCAACAATTAATTTTACAATAGGCTCACATAAATCCAAATTTTTAACATCTTCAATGTCATCGATTACATAGTCAAAAATAGAACATGCTAAACGACACAAGTCAAAACTGAAGTTGGGTTCAAGACGAGGTTTTTTTTCATTGAAATATGGTTCAGTATTATATTGCGTAGCAGCATCTCCACCTGTTTGAAAACTGTCGCTACAAAATGTCTTACCATTATATTTATAAATGGCGCGACCAAAGTCTATTATTTTGAATATTTTGCCAAATGTGGGAACCTTGTAATACTTCTTTTTGTAGCAATAATAGATGAACTTTTTGTTAGTATTGATATACATTATATTATTTGTATGAAGGTCATTGTGTGTGAACGAAAACATCTTTTGGTATGTAATAAGTGTCATTATAACCTGAAATAAGGCTGAAAACCATTCGTCATTTGTTAGTTCAGTTGTTAAAATTAAGTTGTCAAATGTGTTTTCACAATGCTCCAAACAAATCATTTGAATTGGGAACTTTGGGAATGTGAGATACAATGTTTCTTCGTCAATATCAGAATAATTGCTGCTGTTAGTGTCACTGTCATTGTCACTATCATTGTCACTGTCATTGTCACTTTTTGATTCATCTATATTACTACCATTTTCACTAGTTTTGTTAACAGCATCAACATCAGCTGTGTCGCTATTATTTGTTTCAGCATCAACTGCGTCATCATTATCATTGTCATCGTCGTCATTTTCCTCATTTTCCTCATTTTCCTCATTTTCATCTGTATGTGATGTTCTAGAGGAACAAGATGAACCAGATTTGAGTGTCTCTGACTTTTTTGTGTCAACAGCAAGCTCAGATGAATTCATAATATCAACTAATTCAACATTCATATGTTTAATATCAGATAATGTAACTAAATTGCTACTGGGTTGTTCTAAATTTTGTTTTGGTTCCTGATTTTCAAAAATATCATCAAAAATAGTGTCATCAAATGACTTTATTGATAACACAGATTTGTTTGACATAATTTTCAATGGTTTCAGTGGTTTATTATTATCATCATCTGATAACAAGTGTGAATAATCATCCACCTTAAACAATACATTTTGCTGTTTCATAAAAAAATCAGAATGAATTAAATAATCAATATCATCAATAATATTTATTTTGTAATTTTTCTTTATGGCTAAAAAAGACCCATAATAATCCAGTCCATGAATAAAACTGTGTTTGTTTAATAAATGGCTTGTTAAAAATGAAAAGAATCCATCTACATATGCGGAATTATTTACATCCGCTATTTTAGGGTTAATTGGCACACTTTTATCAATGGAAGGTAAATTGAATAAATTGGTATCATTGTAGTTGTATTTGCCTACAATATATTTGAATGGGTCTAACAATGGTGCCATTTTAATAAACACATTTTGGCTGCTAGTAAAGTCCCCACTGTTATCATTACTATTCTTTAATTTACACATGTGAACATGCTCTGATAAAAAGTCGCTGCTTATATTAGTATCATTATTTTTATTTTTATTATTTTTTACAACTTTTTCATCTTTTAAATCCGAGACATACCATAAATGGTTTAGGTTTATGCTATTGTAGTTATTCTCATTTAGTGAAAAAAATCTGTCGTAAATTGGCAAGTAATTTTGGACCTGTTCTAAACAAATGTTTTTGTTAGTTTGAAACTTTGAAAAAAGGTTTATATTCTTCCTTTTTTGGTAATTAATGCCAAAAGTAGGATTTGTAGAAGTTGTCGGAATTGTTGCCATTAGCTAATTAAAATATAAATAATAGTAATATTTAACTTATTTTATATTTATTTTTCCTAAACAACTATCAAACTAACAAATTATTTAGTTTTTAGCCATTTATTATTTATTAGTTGTTAGTTTGTTAGTTTAGTTTGCGTCAAACAAATTAAATCTTTTATAGTTGTATACATATAATGAATTTAGAACTAAAACGGTTTGATATGAAAAGCATTAGTTTCAAGCCTGATGAATCAAAAGGTCCTGTAGTTGTTTTAATTGGTCGTCGCGACACCGGTAAATCATTTTTGGTCAGGGATTTACTATATTATCAACAAAGTATTCCAATTGGCACTGTTATTTCCGGTACAGAAGAGGGTAACGGGTTTTACGGCAAATTGGTGCCAAAGTTGTTCATCCATAACGAATACAATACGGCA